ATACAAACTGTGATAACTTACGGAAAGAAATATGGATTTAAAAATAGTTATCCATTATTCTTTATAAAAAATTACTCACCACAAGTTTTAAAAGCAAATATGAGAATAGTAGGAGCAACTGAATTTGCAGTTGTACTTTATAGGGACAAGTTACCTAAGTTTAACAACAACAAAGAAATGGTTTTTAACTGGATGAAATGGGAAAGAGATGGAAAAGAATATCCCAAGATACATCCAACTCAAAAGCCTTCTAAAGTTATAAAAAGATTAATTCAATTATTTACTGATGAAGGTGATGTAGTTATAGATCCAGTAGCGGGAAGTGGGATAACACTAAAAGTAGCAAGAGAGATTAACAGAAGTGCATACGGCTTTGAAGTAGATAAAAAGTTCTATGAAAAAGCACAAAAAGAAATGCTAACAGTTAGTGACCAGTTATGTTTTATATAGGGGGGTAAAAATATGAACAAAGAAGAAATGGAAAGTGCTGTTACAATGATATGCACAGTATTAAAAGGATTATTAGAGCAATATGGATTATACATAGCTGTTGATGCAAAGACAAAAGAATTTGTTTTTATAGAAAGAGAAAGCTGGGACAAAGGCAAAGGAAGAACAGCTAGAGTATTTATGGAACAAATAAATGTAAAGGAATAAGGAGGATATATATGGCAGAGCAATACAGAAAATTTAGAATAATTTTAAAAAGTGGTAAAGAATTTGAAGTTAAATTGGAAATGGACTTGAAAAAAATGAATAGTGATGAAATGTTAGAACAATTTGCTACTGCACTAGACAAAGGAAATATATTTGTTTTTGATAAAAGTGTTGTAAAAAATTCAGAAATTGCAGCTATAGTTGATATAACAGAAGAACAATTTGACGTTGAACAAATAAAAAAACAAGCTAAGAAAGATTTAGAAGAAATAACAGGGAAAAAAATTCAATATAGAAAATAGGAGGTATAAAATGCAAAAACAAGATTTAAAAAATGGAATAAGTTTTAAAATTCGCAATGGTAATAAATACTACATTATGCAAGATGATATATTTGTAAAAACCACTCCAAGACGATTTGAATGTACAACATCGTTACAAGATTTTTTAAAAACTTTTGATAAAAATTTAAAAAGTGAAATCAATGAAAAATATGATGTAGTAGAAATTTTTGATATCAATGGAAATATAATAAAAGAACGAAAAGATATAAATTATGATGAATTATCATTTTGTAAGTATAAAAATCTAATGAAAATAAGAATAGAAAATGAAACAGAAGTAAAATTGGAATATTTAGAAGATAAAGATAAATTTGAAATAATCGATATAAATAAAACTTCAGATGAAACTAGATGTAGATATGGATTTTTTTGCAAAAGTGGAGAAGAAATATATGATAAAAAATCAGAAACTAGAGATAGTATCTATATAGATAAAGAACTGTTTAAAAATGGAGATGTTGAAGGAATTAAAATTAAAGGACGTAATAAATTTTATGAAATTTCAGTTAAAAAAACATATATATCAATACATGAAATAGATTAAGAGTAGGTATCAATACTTAAGTTGTATACCAAGAATTATACGGATTAAAAAGGGGGTGATAAGCTTTGCTATTAAGCAGAGTGAATGAAATTGTAGAACTGGCTAGAATCTACATGATAGCTTACAAGTTAGAACCTATGGAGGCTATCGAATGTGCAATAAAAGATATAGAAGAACATGATAAGGGGGACTATTGATGGGAGAAAGAAAATTAGTATATCCAGCTATATACAATCATTTTAAAGGAAAAGAGTATATTGTATTAGCTATTTCAACTCCAAAGAGTTCTGGAGAATTACGAGATTATAAAAATATAAATTGGTTTCCAGTTATGGCAAGATATACAGAATATATAGAGCCTAACTTAGTAAACATTCCGACTTATAGACTTTCAGATGAAACTAGAGTCCATCCTAAAATGTATGCAGATACAAAATTAGTTATATACATGGCTTTATATGATGATTATCAAATATATGCTAGACCATATGATATGTTTATGAGTGAAGTAGATAAAGAAAAATATCCAAATGCAAAACAAAAGTATAGATTTGAATTAGAAACTGAGTATTATTAAAGGGGAAAACAATGAGAGAAATGAAAGTAAGAGGCTATTCTTTAGATGAAGGCCAATGGATAAAAGGTTTCGGAGCAGAATACAATGATGATCTAGAAACATATTTAGTACATAATTACCGAGGATTCTTTGAAGTAGACGGAGAAAGCATCGGAGAATATACAGGATACAAAGATATTAATGATATAGAAATATGTGAAGGTGACATAGTAGAAACAACTAGAGGATTAAATCATATAATTGGAGCGGTTATATATCGCAAAGCAAGTTGGTATATACAATCAAAAGAAGGATATAACGTTAGACTTATTTCTATATTCTCTACTGCAGAAAATAAAATTATAGGAAATGTGTATGAAAATAAAGAGTTGTTGGAGGAAAACTATGAATAGGGAAATTAAATTCAGAGGGTATAACGAATTCGAGAAAAAATGGGTTTATGGTTATGGATTACATCAATCAATTTTTATAGATGGTTCATCTAATGCATACGTAACAGCTGGTATTAGAGAAGTATTTATTGTAGATAAGGAAAGTGCCGGACAATATACAGGTTGTAAAGATGCTAACGGAAATGAAATATATGAGGGAGATATAGTAAAATGCAAACTGCATAATGGCAAATATGAAAATTATTTAGTAGTTTGGGATAAGGAAGATGCTTGTTTTGATGCATTAAATAGTGATAAAAGTAATTTTATGTCACCAAGTATATGGACTGTATCTGAAATAATAGGAAATAAGTTTGAAAATCCAGAGCTATTGGAGGTGAAATAATGAGTAATGATTTTTTAAAAAAATGTGAAAACTGTAAAAATTACGTAAATAATGAATGTAAAATCTTTTTACTAACAAACATACACCAAGCTTGTGAACATTGGGAAGAAAAAATATATACAATAAAAGAAGTATGTGAAAATTCTAAAAAAGAAATAGAACAAATAAATGACCCAGTTAACCATCCATCACATTATACTGATGGAAATATAGAGGTAATGGATTTTATTGAAGATAAACAACTAAATTTTGCTAGAGGTAATGTAATTAAATATGTTTCTAGAGCTGGTAAAAAAGACTTAAATAAAGAATTAGAGGACCTTAAAAAAGCATCATGGTATTTAAATAGAGAGATAGAAAGATTAAATAAGGAGACAGATTAATGGAAGATAGAAAAGAGTTAATAAAAGCACTTAAAGTAATTCAACAAACTTGTAAATCTGTTACAGGTAAACAATGTGATGATATGTATGAATCAGGTAACTGCCCTATATATGATATACTAGGGAGTTGCACTTTAGAGGATATTCCAGAAGATTGGTATATAGGAGGAGAAGAACATGAATAGAGCAATAGCAGATGCAATAATCATAGTGGTTATTGGTGCATGGATAATAAGTAAGTTATATATGTAAGGGGGATAAATGAAACCAGGATTTGAAAAACGTTTTAATAAAGAAGATCTAGTTTATTGGTGTCATAAAAAAGCACATGAATATTCTGTTCAATATGGCTTAGTAGATGAACAATTTTCTGATGCAGTTATAATTGATTATATTGTGCCAAGAGAACGTAGAATTATAGACGGAATACCACTTGATGAATTTAAGAGCGAGGAAAGATATAGAAAACTACCTAAAGGTTGGTCTTATGATACAAAATTATTTGAAGTAACACATGAAGTTTTAGATGAAGAAGAAAATGAGTTCTTAAAAAACTGTAAAATTAACGATTCTAAAGGTATAAAAGAGGCATATAATAAAGGTTATTTAGTTAAAAAGAGTAAAATCTTTGGAGGAAAAGAGAATGCCTGCCCTCTTTGTGGGGGTATGGTGTTCTTCTTGGAAATAGATTATGGAGTAGTCAGTCAATGCAAAGATTGTGGCTGTCTAACTAAAGGTAAAATGAGGGAGGAAGTTAAAATTTATGAAATGCAAACATGCAACAAAAGTGGGGAAACAAATAAAATGTTCTAAAATTAATGACTTATGTATGTTTTTAGATCCTGATGAAAAGAAATGTAGACAACTTAATGGCCAAGGACCTATAAAACAAACTAAACCTGTAGATACAAAGGAAAAGAAAATTGTAAAAAGTACATATTTAGCATTAGCTTTATCATGGTTAAAAATTAAATTCACAAGAGATTATCAAGGAAATTATGTATTTGAAAGAACAGAAAAATTTAACTATGCATGGGCAAAATTAAATCATTTGAGAAAAGAATTAGAAGAATGGGAGGAAAAATAATATGTTTACACTAAAAGATTTTGATATAAAATTAATAAATAAAGATGAAGTTTCAAACTTTATAGAAAGACAGGGGCGCTTTAGTGCAGTTTGTTATAACACAAATACTAAATATGCAGAAAAAGTTGGAGAAAGTTGTTTACAAAGTGGACATCTAAGTGGAAGTAGACATCTATACATGGTATTTGAATTAAAAAATATACCACGTTCAGCAGTAGATCAGATAGTAAGACATACACAAGGATTTGTAACTAATGTACAAAGCTTAAGATATTGTAATAAAGATGGAAAGGTAAGTATATATATAGCTCCAGAGTTACTAGATAGTCCATATATGGTTAAGACAATAAAAGACCAAGAAGATATAGTTAATGCCCAATATAACTATATACAAACTTTCTTAGAAGATGGTGGTATAACAGGAGAAAAAGCTAATGAGATAGCTAGAACAATATTACCTATTGGAGTAGCAACAGAATGTAATATAGCAGTTAACCTAGAATGTTTAATGCATCTAGCAAATATACGACTTTGCACACGAGCAGAGTTGCCAATTAGAACAATAGTAAAAGAAATGGTCAAACAAGTAGTAGAAATAGAGCCGAGATACAAAACATATTTAGTTCCTAACTGTGAAAAATTAGGATATTGTCCCGAAGGTAATAAGCATAGTTGTGGTAGAAAACCTACAAAAGAAGAAGTGGATACTAGAGAAGAAAAATACTTAGCTTTAAGAAAATGGTTTATTGAATTTAAAAAAGAACATGGATATGATTAGGAGAAATAATTATGAGACCAACATGGGATGAGTATTTTATGGAAATTGCTGAAATAGTAAAGAAACGTTCAACTTGTATTAGAAGACAAGTAGGAGCAGTTATTGTAAAAGATAAACAAATTCTAGCGACTGGTTATAATGGAGCACCTAAAAAATTAAAACATTGTGAAGAAATAGGATGCAAAAGAGAACAACTAAAAATACCATCAGGACAAAGACATGAACTTTGTAGAGCTTTACATGCTGAACAAAATGCTATAATTCAAGCAGCTTACAATGGAGTTAATATAAATCATTCTACGTTATATGTAACTACAAAACCTTGTGTATTATGTGCAAAGATGTGTATAAATGCAGGAATAGAAAAAATAGTTTATTTAGGAGATTATCCTGATGAATTATCAAGTGAAATATTAGAAGAAGCAGAAATTGAATTAGTTAATTTTGATATAAAAGGGGGATACTATGGATAAATTAAAATTTCTAAGTGATGAATATTTGATGGAAATGTATGAATCATCTAAATTTTTTAAGAGTGGAATATATATAACATATAATAAGGTGAAAGGATTTAGACATGACTTAGTACATCCATGTTGCTGGGATTTTATAAGTTTTGAAAATATAGAAGATACAGATTGCATGAGCAAAGCAGAAGCAAAAGATTATGATTGGTCTGTATATAATTACACTTTTGATAGTGAAGATATATCACATGGGATTTATGATAGACATCCATTTGAGAACTATACTTTAAAAGAGATTTTAGAGGTAGTTGGAGAAAATGGTTGGAGCTTTGAAGGTGTGTAATATGAATGAATTTAAAAAATAGGGATGTAAACGCCCATTCACGAAAACAGGTTAGTTAATTCTAGCCTGTTTTTTATTGTCGAAAAATAAATTTGAAAAAGTTTTAAAATAAGGTTGACAATAAACGGGGTTTGATATAT